GAAACATAGAACAGGACTTCTTAAATGATGCTGGAAGCATAAAGAAGTCCTAGCATGCCAAGAAAAAAGAAGCTAAAGTTTGAAGACTGTATCGAGTCTATAGACGCAGAAATAAACAAAAGGAGAGGTAGATGGAATCTGACCGCTCTATCTTGGATGGACTTCGATGATGTCTCTCAAATCATCAGAGTTCACATTTTTAAAAAGTGGCATCTTTATGATCAGTCTAAATCTTTAGCTCCTTGGATCAATACTCTCATTTCCAATCAGATTAAAAACCTGATTAGAAACAATTATGGAAACTATTGTAGACCTTGTTTAAAATGTGCGGCAGCAGAATCAGATTCTTTATGTTATATATACGGTACTCAATGTTCTGCGTGTCCGTTATTTGCGCAGTGGGAAAAGACTAAAAAAGCCGCATATCTCACAAAGCTTCCAACCCCATTAGAATCTGTTGAGCATGAAATGGAAAATATAGAGTTATCTGACTTCGACTTTGATACCGTTTTAAAAAGGTTAAATAGTAAGCTTAGGGCAGTTTTAAAACCCAACGAGTGGGTAGTCTACGAAAATTTATACCTAAACAACAAGTCGGAACAAGAAGTAGCGAAAATACTTGGATATAAGACTTCTGAGAAAAATAGAAGTCCGGGGTACAAACAAATTAAAAATATAAAAAAATCAATCATAGATAAAGCGAAAGAAATTGTAGCTGAAAATATAAATATATGAAAAAAAAGGAGGAGATAACTTTAGTACCTGAGCAAGAAGTAGCAATAGACGACTTCTACGAAGACAAAGGGGTCACTGCTATTAAAGAGTTAGTAGGTTTAATTTTCCCTAATATAGACGAGAAATTTAGAGATGGCAGAAGTGTTTACGGTAAAGCAATCAAGAATTATTTAGCTTCCAAAGGCAGGAAGGCTAAAGCTAGTTCTGACAAAAAAGAAGCCTATGATTTAAACCAAGAGGAAAGAGATTTTATTTATAACAATTGCTCAACTATGAAAGTCTCTGATATGTGTGAAACTTTGTACGGGGGGAAAATAAATCCTTCTGACATGCGGTTTAGAGCATGTAGTGCTTTCGCAAAGTCTATAGACGATAAAGTAGTTTTATCTGAAGTAGTTAGAGAAGTTTCTCCGAGTGATTATCTTCCTCCCAAAACAGAAACAAAAGCTGTATCTAGAATTAATAAATATGTTCATGAAGGTATTGATAAAAATAACATTAAAGCTTCTGACAAAAAGAATATCGCAAAGCTTATAGCCTACATGCACACGTATAGGTTTTTACATCAAATATCAAATTACGCATCTCAAGACAACAGAGAACTCTTTGAAAGCAGTTTCGTTCGATACACTCATGATAAACCAGACTTGACGCAAGAAGAAGTAGATCAATATATTGTTCTTTCTGCAGAGGTAGTGATAGCTTCGAATATCCAAGTTAGAGTTGAGAGACTCCAAGAGCTTCTAGACCAAGCGGCCGAAGAAACTGAAGGTAAAAGAATGGCTATGAGTTTGGTCGAGTCTATCAACACAGCTCAAACAGAATACAATCAATGCGTCAACAGACAAACAAAACTTCTCAACGAGCTAAAAGAAAAGAGGAGTCAGAGACTTAGTAAGCAAATTAAAGAAAACGCTTCTATTTTAAATTTAGTAGAGATGTGGAAAGACGAAGAGTCTCGTCATAAAATGATTAAGCTTGCTGAAATCAGAAAGAAGGCTTTAGAAGAAGAAGTTGAAAGACTTTCTACAATGGACGAAATTAAATGTCGAATCATGGGGCTAACAGAAGAGGAGGTTCTTAATGGTTGAATGTAAAGAGTGCGGGAAAACTTTTCCGTCGGATAGGAGCCTGCATGCTCATTTAAAAAGTCATAAACTAAAAGTAAAAGATTATTACTATAAACATTTTCCGCGCAGAGATAAGTACGATAACGAGCTTATAAATTTTATTAATAAAGAAAGTTATTTCGCGACCGATTTTAATAATAAAAACAATTTAAAAAAATGGATGTCTCATGTAGAGCCGCCGGTAGCGAAAGAGTATTTTAAAAACTTTCTCATCAGCAGGAAAGAGAAAAAAGATTTGGAGTTTGCTCCTTGTCAAGTCGAGCTCAGATCTCTGATGAGCCCATCTGTAGCCTATTACCAAAAAGTATTTGGAGACTACAATGAAATATGCGAAGAGGTTGGTTTAGCTACTAAATATAAAACTATAACAGAGCCGCTTGCTTATAATCCTGAGAAATATAAACATGAAAAAATTTATATAGACACTAGAGAGCAGCAACCTCTAGATATTATAGGGATACATACAGAAGTCAAGGGGCTGAAATACGGCGACTATGCTTTAAGCGATAAAGACCTAACATGTAACTGTTATATAGAAAGAAAATCAATACAAGACTTAATAGGTACTCTGAGCGGCGGTTATGAAAGATTTTGCGATGAAATAGAAAGAGCAGAAACAGAGAATGCTAATTTAATAGTCTTAGTGGAGAGCGACTACAATTCAAGTTTAATGTTTCACAAACTGAAAAGAACCTACAAAAAGATTAGAACAAATCCTCAGCACATATTTCATAATATTAGAACTATTATACAAGAGTATCCAAACGTTCAATTTCTATTTGTTAAAGGTAGAGAAGAATCTGTTAGGGTTATGAAAAGAATATTTTTTAGCGACTGTAAATATAAAGATGTTGACCTGCAATATGCTTATGATTTGAAATTGTTATGAGGGGGAAAATAGAATTAACTTACGAACAAGCCTTGATGATTTTATTCCTAATAATTCTCATAGCTTATTTAGACTAATATGTGGCACGCCCCAGAGAAATATAAACGAGACGTAAAAGATACCAACTTAGAACTGTTAGACTTAAAGGGAGAACTTGACTCTAAACAGGCTAAGATATCTCTTGCCAAGTTTTTGAGAGCGAATTTGGGTTTTACTGTAGAGCTAATCTCAGGAATAAAACTTGCGCCTTTTCAGGAAGTCACTCTTAAAGGTTTCTTTAACAGGAATTTTAATATGTGTGTCTGGGGGCGCGGATGCGGCAAGACTTTCATCGCATCCGTATACTGTTTTCTCCAATGCATCTTCGAGCCTAATACAAAAATTCTTATAGCTGGCCCAACGTTTCGTACTGCTAGATTTATATTTCAAAACTTAGAAAAGATAGTAGAGAGCAAAGGGGCAGAATTACTGGCTCAAGCTTTCGGGGCCAAATCTAAACGTAACGATCAGTTCGAGTGGAGAATAAACGGCGGAAGTATCACAGCGATTCCTTTGAGCGGCGAAAAGATTCGTGGTTTTCGTGCCAACATTCTTGTGCTCGACGAGTACCTGCTATTACCAGAAGAGACTATTAAAACAGTTCTTATGCCGTTCTTGGTTGCTCCGCAAGACATGGCAGAAAGAATTAGAGTTAGAGAAATAGAAGACTCTTTGATTAAAAGCGGCAAGATGACAGAGAAGGATAGAATGGTATTCGAAAATAAATCAAAAATGATAGCTCTATCCTCTGCTAGCTATAGCTTCGAAAATCTTTATAAAACATACAAGGAATGGATGGGCAATATCTATTCTGACGATATTTTAGATTCTAAATATTTTATATCCCAAATGGGATTTGACTCTGTGCCACCTGACATGATTGACAAAACGGTTATCGAAGAGGCTCAGTCAGGAGGCTCGTCCAACTCCTCTTTCCAGCGGGAGTATTGCGCCCAATTTACAGATGGCAGTGACAGCTACTTTAGCGCGAAAAAAATGCACGAGTGTACTGTTCCCGACGGAGAGGCACCGCACACTTTGATTACGGGAAATCCAGAAAAAGAATATATACTTGGTATTGACCCTAGTTTTAGTAATAGTCCAAGTTCTGATTACTTTGCGATGTCTCTGCTTGAGCTAGATGAAGGGTCGTATACCTTAGTGCATTCTTACGCTGTAGCTGGCGGCGATTTAAAAAATCATATTAAGTATTTATTTTATCTTTATAAAAACTTTAACATAAAAATGATAATTATTGATAATGCTGGTTATCAATTTATTGACAGCGCTAATGAATCAGAAATTTTTAGAGAAGCAGGTTTAGAGATTAAGTTTTTTGATTTCAATACAGAAAAACAAGGAGTAGAATACGATAAAGAACTTAAAAAAGTCAAAAGATTTTACAGCCCCAAAGATGACATCGTATGCTTCAAGCAAGTATTTAGTTCTGAGTTTTTAAGAAACGCTAATGAATACTTGCAATCCTGTATAGACCATAGAAGAATATTTTTCGCGTCTCGCACCGCAGCCTCTGGGAGTTTTTTCTCAAAAGTTTCGTCCACAAAAATTCCTCTGAAGTTGACTCACTTTAACGATATAGGAGAAATGATTGAAACTCAAGACGACTTAGTTTACCAAACTAAAAAGCAATGTGCTTTGATAGAAGTAAAATCTACCGCTAAAGGAACACAAAGCTTCGACTTGCCGCAGCACCTTCGCAGGAGCAATTCCGCTAATAGGGCCAGAAAAGATAATTACACTACATTAATGTTAGGGAATTGGGCAGTAAAAGCCTATAATGATATGAAGAATGTAAAAGTCGAAGAAGTTAACGCGACTTTTATCCCAAGGATGATAGATTAAGTGTAATTTAAAATTAAAATGGCCGTTAAAAGAAAAGCTAACAACGAAAACTCTCTTAAGGAACCCCTGATGGCGGGAGGAGAGATTATTGAGACTGTTGCGTCGACTAGAACTAGACGCAACAAAGCCGGTCATATCGAAAGGACCGACAGGTACAGGAATATCGATGACGGTATAATTCCTTTCCGCTACTCTCAAGGAGTAACTAATAACTCTAGTTTAGATATCAGAGATACTATCGTTTTGTGTCAGAAAGCCTATTATAATTTTTCTGTCTTCAGAAATACCATAGACTTAATGACAGAATTCTCTATGAGCCAGATTTACTTTACGGGAGGTAGTAAAAAATCAAAAGATTTTTTTGATGCTCTGCTTCGTAAAATAAACATTAATAATTTACAAAGTAAATTTTTTAGGGAATATTATAGATCCGGGAATGTATTCATACATAGGTTTGATGCTAATATTTCTAAGGCAGATGTAACAAGGATGTCTCAGACTTTCGGTCTAACGTCAGATGCCTCCTATACTCTCCCTGCGAGATACATTATTTTAAATCCGGCAGACATACAAATTTCTGGAAATATTACTTTTGCCACGGGCGAGTTCAGGAAAATCCTCACAGATTACGAACTAGAAAGACTGCGTAGCCCTCGGACAGAAGAAGATAGACAAGTTCTTGAAAGCTTTGATGCAGACACTATTAAAAAGATAAAAGGGCAAGGAGGTAAAAAGCCGGGGTATAACGCTGTCAGCATTCCTCTACCCTTAGATAAAATAACAGCTGTATTTTACAAGAAGCAAGATTACGAGCCATTCGCTGTTCCTATGGGCTATCCTGTACTAGAAGACATTAACTGGAAACAGGAAATGAAGAAAATGGATATGGCTCTAACCCGCACAACAAACCAAGCTATACTCTTGGTTACGATGGGAACAGATCCAGAAAAAGGAGGAGTAAATCAGAAGAACTTGCAGGCTATGCAAAAACTTTTCGAGAATGAATCTGTAGGACGGGTTCTAATTTCAGATTATACTACCCAAGCTAAATTTGTTATTCCTGATATAGCAGGCATCCTAGATCCCAAAAAGTATGAAGTGTGCAATCACGACATACAAATGGGTCTCAATAACATTCTATTAAGTGATGAGAAGTTTGCTAATTCTAGCATCAAAGTGCAGGTGTTTATGGAAAGGCTTAATGAAGGTAGAAAAGTTTTTATCCATGATTTCCTAATGCCGGAGATAAAAAGAATCTCTAAGGAGATGGGCTTCAAAAACTATCCTACTCCTAACTTCGAAGACTTAGATCTAAGAGATAATTCTGTTTATGCAAGAGTCTATAGCAGATTGATAGAGTTGGGAGTGCTGACACCTGAAGAGGGTATACAAGCTATTGAGTCGGGACGTATGCCAACTTTCGACGAGTCTGTAGAATCCCAAGAGAAGTTTAAGGTATATAAAGACAACGGTTTATACGAGCCTGTTCTGGGTAACAAACCGCCGAAAGAAGCTCCCTCGCAAAAAGCCAAACCAGTACCACAACAAAAAGGCAGGCCAGAAGGTACCGGTAGGCCAAAAGAAACCGACACAAAAAATCCGATCGGCCTGAAGGCTAATAAGCAATCAAGGTTTAGTTTAAGTAAAATACAAGATAATTTAAATTTGGCTGACAAACTAAACTTAGAAGTCGAAGCCGCCTTAAGACAACTGCACAATAGAAAAAGGCTTAACAAAACCCAGAAGGAAATCGCTCAACAGATTTCTAATATAGTAATTCATAATGAGGACCCGGAGAATTGGTTGGCGAAAGCTGGTAGATATGCAGCCGAGCCAGTTGATAGAAATGACGACAGGGTAAAAGAAATTCAGTCCATAGCATACGAACATCAAGTAGACGATTTCTTAGCCGGGATACTTTATTGCAGCAAGTATGATGGCGAATAATGTCGACAATCATATACAACGCACAAGGTCTCTTCGTAGGGCCATCCGGCGCTAACTTCCAAAGTTACACAGGCGGAGAACCAGTCTTTGACTATTCCGATCCAGCAGCCACAGAAAACCTAATAAAACAAATTGATAGGGTTCAAGCTTTATCTTATGATATAACCCTGCCTCACACTCAAGTTACTCAGTTTAATACTAGATCTGTAGTAGATAGACCAATAATAAATTCTCCAGAGGTTAGCTTTGGCTTCTCTTATTTACTTTCTGACGTTTCTAACGAACAAGAGATGGGACTCTTCGTTAACTATGCTCAATTTGAAGAGCCTTTTTCTGGCGCTCCGTTCTTTTCTAATAATACTGGACAAAGCCTAATATCTGGATTCGCAGGAGAAGATGAGACAAGTTCTGATTTTAAAGACAAAAAAAACTATTACCTAGCCATCAATGATAAACGAGAGGATCTTTTTACTGGCACGAATTTAGAAGACTTGACAAAAAGCTCTAGTTCATCTTACGAGATAGATTTTGAAGCACCGAATCATAAAGTTATATGCTTTGGGAATTGCTATATGGTGTCTTATTCAGTTGAGGCTTCTGTGGGAGCTTTCCCGAGAGCAGAAGTTTCTTTCGTCGCAGAGAATATTATGTTCGAAACCAGCGGCAGCGGTTTCTTAAGTCCTACTATAGAAACTAAAAGCGGCGCACAAATTAATAATTTAAATTCCGTCATACCGAATAGGATAAGCAAAAACCCTATATCTGTTGTACGTCCGGGAGATATAAATTTTACGACCGATTCTTTTTCTGGACTAGGTGTTGATTTTGCTAATCTACATTTAGAATCTTATGTAATATCGTTTGACATACCTAGGGGCGCGGAGACTAACTTGGGATATAAGTTTCCTTTAAGTAGAAAACTCACTTATCCGATACCCGTTTCAATTGACTTAAATGGGATTGTAGAAAAGATGAGCTCGGGGTCTTTAATTGATTTAGTTAATTTAAATCAAGATTATGATTTCTCTATAGATTTAAATATGCCCGGGCAAACATGCGCAACTACTACGACAGGAATAAAACATGCTAGCGTGCAAGCTTTTGAGGATAGAAACATACCATTAATAAAGTATACTCTTAATAAAGCCAAGTTAAATTCTTTTACTTACGATTCTTCAATAGGAAGTAATAAAACATTCTCCGCATCGTTTAGCACTGAACTCGACCCAGACGATTTGACGAGAGGTTTATTTATAAGCGGATTGATAGGTCAACGAAAGCTAGAAGATTTCCATTTATTAGAAGGGGGAGATAACGAAAGCTTCTATCTCCTTTTAGAAGACGAAAGCGGAATAATCGTAGATAACATAGTTGCTCGTTAAAAAAGTGTATAATATATAAGGAATAAGGAATGCCAAATAAAAAGATATCTCAGCTTTCTACGATTTCTCCGGTGCCAACTGGAGGGCTTGTGCTAGTTTCTAGTGCTGGAGTTAGCAGAAGCGCTACGGTAAGAGGCTTAACAGAAACTATCTCTGGCGCCGTTACCACATTTACAGGCATGTCCGATACCCCAAATGCGATCAGCGGCAATATGTTTGTTGTTGGAAATCCTGCGGGTTCAGAACTAATATTTACAAATAATTTAAATTTAGGTACAGGTACATTCGTAGAAACTTCTCAGACTGGTGACTTTATAGGTACTGCAGAGACTGGAAACTTTCTTTTTGAGTCTAGCCCCTCTGGGACATATTCCACACAGTTTGACGTAACAGCAGGCGGCGGAAAATACTCGCTTAGCGAAGTGACCGGAGCTAGTCATGCAGCTACGACACAAGTCCAACAACTACAGATAAACTTACAAAGAGGCAACACTTATAAGTTTAGAACAGATTCTAGCACAAACGGTCATCCTTTCATTTTCGTAACTCAAGGCGGAGGCGGCGCTTATACATACGAGTATACTTCAGGCGTAACTAATTCAAGAGCTCAAAATGGAACCTCTCTATATTTTAGAGTACCTCAAGCTGCGCCTAGTCATCTTTTCTATGCGTGTGGCTCTCACTCAAACATGGGTGCAAGAGTAAATATATATGACAATACAGGTAACCTAGTCGATACTTCTATGACTGGGTCATTTTTAACTCCAGCGGATACAGGTATTCTTGTTGGAGTAAATCAAACTGGCAATTTTCTAACCTCGGCAAATACAGGAATACTTGTAGGCGTCAATCAAACAGGTAATTTTGTAGACACCTCTGCTACAGGAAACATATTAGTAGGAAAAGAAGAGACGGGAGTTTTTCCGACAGGAGAAGGTACTAGCGGCTACTTCGCTAAATGGACGGCGTCAGGAGTTTTGAGCACCGGACTAGTATTAGAAGATAACGCAAGCTTCCATCCCTATACTGATAAAAATTTAGGTAAATCGAATAAGAGATGGGGCAGACTTTTTTGTAAAACTATAGATGCCGTAAATGATGGGTTTACTTTTATAGAATCAGAGACCACTAGCGCCACAAGCAGGGCAGTTGTCAGATCTGTAAATAGTGATGGAAACTATTTAAATTTAAGAGCTGCTTCCACGGGAGACTCAACTTTAAATATTGGCTCGGGTCACTACTCTATTTATGGTACGCAGTCTGGCAAGAAGATGTTTATAGGCAATCAGCAAGACTTATATTTTCATGCTGACACAGGCAGTATTACTTCTTCGGGCGCAAATTATATAGCCGAGTTTTTACACACTGGCCAAATAAAGTTAAATAAAAAAGTAACATTTAGCGATGCCTATACATTCCCAACAAGTGATGGCTCAGCCAAAAACTTGTTAGCTACGGATGGAGCAGGTAATATATCTTTCTCGGGAGCAGAAGGAATAACAGGCGGGCTCGCGGCCACATTCGTAGACTTAAATGATACTCCTTCGAGCTTAGGTACTGAAGGTCAATCTCTAGTTGTCGCAGTAGGAGGAACGTCATTAACTTTCTCTGGAGTTGCTGGAGGTGAAGGTGGCGGCGGTTTAACAGGTACGTTTGTCTCAGCTTTAAACGACACCCCTTCTACTTACGCAGGCAATGCGAACAGTCTCGTAATTGTTAACACTGGAGCGAATGGAATCGCTTTTAAATCTAGCGGTGAGTTTGTAGGCTCTTCTCAAACTGGTAATTTCGTAGACCAAGATATGACTGGTAGTCTTGTTAGCACTGCCATGACTGGTCAGTTAGTCGATAAGGTAACTACTGGTAATTTATTAGTCGGTATAAATATGACCGGCGACTTTGTTACCACAAGTCAAACAGGTGATTTTGTAACTAATGCGGATACAGGAAATCTTTTAGGTACAGAGTTTACCAGCCAAGTTCATTCAGGTATATACTCGGATTATTCCGCCGAATATAATGTTAACATTAATACTAGCGCAGGTTATATAGAGATTAACGAAACTAGACCTTTGGATTCTGGTCAACTTGAAATGGTCGTAAAGCCCGAGTTAGTTTTACATAAAGGGAATACATATAAATTTAACATAACTGGCGGGACAGGAGCGTTCTTTGGAATTTCAACAGGTCTTAATGAATATAGTAACGTGGGCCTTTACAATTCTGGCCAGCAAGATTTAGGTATCGCTAAAGGCATAACAGAAAGTTACTTCTTTAGAGTGCCACAAAATTCTCCAAAGTATCTAGCTTATAATGCTTTTACTACTAGAACGCCTTCAGTAGCTGGGCATGGTTTGTCTAACTTAGGTAATTATATAAAAACTTCAGATGATGCGACTAAAGTATTCAGCGGAGAAAATTCAATTATAGATTGGAATAGTGGCAACGTGCAATACGCGACTGTTAGCACAGGAACAGATTTCAACTTTTCTAATGTTAGAGAGGGTCAAGTCTTAAAGATGTATGTGCAGAATAGAGCAGCCACTGCTGTGAATTGCAATTTTATTTCTGGAAGTCCTAACGCAGTTATAACTCCCGTATTTGGAGGGTTAACTAATACTTTCCCAGAGGTTGGAGGACAAAAAACTAATTTGTATGAATTTACGAAAGTGCACACTGGTATTTTCGCAGAATATAAAACAGGATACATCTTCTAATGCCTGACTATACGAGATACGCTGGCGATAGGTTTGTAGGGCCAACGGGAATCGGCTCTTTCCCCATGGATGTTTCTGATGGGGCTCTACTAGCAACCACAGGATCTCTGGCTCAAGATAATGGCATATATCTTAAGATCTTAGGAAACTGGACTAAGGTAACAGAGTCAGCGTTCATACAAGAGACAGGTATAACCACAGGCGTTACAGATGAAATTCTTTTAACAGGCATAACTGGAGTTCTTGCTATTAAAGGTACTCACGCAGGGCAGTCAGATGGGGGCGAGGTATTCAATCTATCAGTTAGCGAACAAGTCAGATGTTTTGTAGGTGGAGCGATTCAAGGGCCTGATAAGTATACTTTGTCTAACACAGGACCCGGAGGAACACCCAAAATTCAATTTACAAATAACATACTTTCTGGAGTCAGAACTCAGGTTCTCTATAACGTTTAGGGCGTGTAATAGATTTTGGTATGAAAGCACTTTCAGGCAAAAAAACTTACTTTACCGCTGGTGCAGCGGTTTTGACGGCT